TTTAACTTAATTAAATTATATTTTTCAAAAGTTTAAAAAAAAACTCAATATTTATTAACAATGTAAACTATTTTAATCATTGTAATATTTGTAAACTAATCACTTTACAACCTGAAGCACTATAAAGCCTAGTAAAAACAGCTTTTTGTAAAGTGTTTTACAGTTTACATAGTATATTTTAATTATATAAATTTATTTTTTTTAAAAATTATTTTGTAAAAAGTGTAAAATACTTTACAAAATGACCTATAACACCTATGAAACCTATGAAAAAGTGTAAAATAGACTGTAAAATTTTTGTAAAGTCACTTTACACTATTTTACAAAATAAAAAATAAATAAAATATATATTATATATATAGTATATATATCAATTATTATATTACCTTTATAGTATTATATTTCCAAAAAAATACCCTAAATAGTTTTATTTCTTACCTAAAAAGAGATAATAAGCTATAACTAAGGCAAGTATTAAGAATAACCAATTATAATTGATTAAATTCTCTTTATAGTACTTTATCGGTATATTTCTAGTAATTATCTTTTCTAAAAATATAGTATCACATTTAGCATTAAGATAAAAGCTATCTCTCACAGTATATACTTCTACGGTTAAGTTATCCTTAATTAGCGTTATAGTGTCCTTTAAGCTACTTATAAGCGTAACAGTGTCTATTTGTGTCACTTCAGTATTTAAACGCACTGTATCGATTAATTTAATACTGTCCACTGTGTGAACGTACGGAAACCTTTTAACTATTCTTGCGTGTCTTTGAATAGGATTACAAGCAATTAACACCAATATTAATAATATGTATCTCATAATTTAAAAATTAAATAGACTTGAGTTGTCCCACTTTGTAGGATTGCTTCTTATATCTATATGTATAAAAGAATTATAAAGACCAATACCACCCTGCTCTATTACTCCATTCTTTACTAGTTTTCTAACTGCTCTCATCACTTGTTTTGGAGTCATACCCTTTACAGTTATGTCTGCAGCTGAAGCAGTTAAATGTTGGCTTCTTTTAGCTCCTCCTATACTTTTATTATACTCTGTAGGCCTATATGCTGAATTTATATACATAGGTTTGTTTAATACATCTCTAATTGTCTGTAGCTTTGAGGCTAGTTCCTTTACGTTTTCAAGATACTTTTTAGGTACTTTTTGACCGTTATGACAACTAAATTCGTGTAAGTAAAAGTTTTTAGTTAGTTTTATGTTGTTTTTTATATTCGTCAAATTGTTTTTTTAATTCGTTATATTTGTCCTTCCACGTTTTAACCTCATCTTTTAAGCTATTGGATTGGGTACGAACTAATTTAAGCTCTTCTCTGCAATAGATTAATTCAGCTTTAATTTCTGAATACCTTTCTTTTTGGTCAATTACAAATTCATTATACCCCTCTTGCATAGATTTAAGAGCGTCCGCACTTGCTTTTTTTTCGTCAGACCTTTTTATATTTTTACCTCCAAAGTAAGCAAAGACACCACCAACAGCTAAAGCTAAATTATCTAAATTTTCTCTTATTATATCTAACATTATTCAACTATTTTTTTTGATAATTTTATTTAATTAAGAACCACAACCAATACAATCTATAGAGCTATCTGTAGGCTTAACGCCGTTTAATTTCATTCTTATATTATGTATCGAGTCGTCAATATCTAGTCTTTCTAACCAAGACAAACCCATTTTACTTTCTTCTAAAGTTTTAATTTCTAATTCTAAAGATTTTTTTAATTCGTCTTTCATTTTATTTTATTAATGTATAACCAAAACCACCTTTTTTTGTTGTGCCACTTTCACAACTATCACTTTTATCGGTCCAAACAGTAAAATTAGATTGGTCTAAATAAACTTTTATTACTTCAAAATAACTATTAGCCCTTTGCTTACATTCCTTCCAAATGTCTTTTCGGTCCTCATTGTGAGTAGGGTTAGAAAATTCAAAAGTCTTAATCGTGTTACCGTTTGGAGTATCATTATAACCACCAAAGTAGGTATAACGTCCATACGCAAACTCACTTAATACAGCCCTCAAACCGCTATGAGTCCACGTATTTCCATTAACAACAAATTCACCACCGTTCAATAATTCCTGATAGTCAGGCAAAGCTATGTTTTTTAAAACATCAAAGTAAAAATCGTACCCTAATAAAGGGCAAAGGTCTTGCAGTTGTGAATCATTTATATATTCATCTATCCTGTTATCTGTAGTAAATAAAGAAATATCTTTATAACTAGCAATGTCTGTTTTAGTTATCAATAGCGCCATCTTCTTCTTTTTTTATTTCTTCAGCTTTAACAACTAAAGGATTAATAATAAATTCAGCACTATTTAACTCACTGTTAACTGTACCTGTAAATAAATCGTTAAAAGTATCCTGTATGTCTCTTTTAATGTTATCTACTCTAAATTGAACGTTAAGCATCATTTGCTCAATTGCATCACCACCTCCACTAAATAAGCTGTTGTCATCATTCTTAATTAAAGAAGGTGCTATCCCGTAAGCTATACATATTTTATCACTTACATTTTTATCTGTGTAAGAAAATAGTTGGTCATTCAAATCCGTTCCCACATCTTGTATAAAAACCTCTTGACTTAAGTCATCACTGTCTAAGTCAGCTTCATAATGGTTAATACCGCCTACTCCGTCAGCTCCTAACTGAGATTTCATGCCTGCTTGAAAGTTTGCTTTACTCTTATCGTTGTCAAATTCCTTAGTAACCACTATAGAATTCTTCATAAATCCTTTAGTGATAAGATTTTTCTTATATACGCTAGACTTCCACTCAGATATACAGTCGTCAATTACTGGGTCTATCCAGGATTTTGGATATATATCTTGGTAACTAAACGAAACGTATAAAACTTGACCTTTATAAGCTTCTATAGTATCTCTATTAATTTGATTTAGTGCCTTATTAGGATTGTAAATATCGTACTCAATAGGTTCTACTTTTCTGTCACTCCAATCTTTAGAAACTTTAAGCTTAGAAATGTAACCGTTATTGTCTTCTTGAGCCTTTCTAACCCATTCAAAAGGAATAACTTTAAAACTAGTTTTTTCCCCTAATGCGTTATATCCTACGTGTATTGCAAACCCATTATAATAGGATGCGTCTACCGTAGTTTTTCTTAGTAATTTGTTAGGTGTATCACCGTCTCTATTTATATAAAAACCATTGTTATCAAATCCTTTACCGTAAAGGAATGAGCTAACTAAATTAGCGCAGGACTTTGCAGTTACTGAGCTATTTATTAATTTTTTTATATTAGTAGGGTAATCATTATCTACTCCAAAGTTAAAAATATCCTTACGTCTATTAAATTCTTTTGGCGTAGTGTCGTCTATTGTTATGAAATTTGAGGATGCCATAATTTTATTGTTTTTTAGTTATTTAATTAGTTTTTCTTTACCTTTTTTTTGCTTGGTTTTTTAACCTTTACTGGCTTAACTAATTCTTTACTCTTTACTTCTTTTACAATTTCTTTTTTACCGTTTAATAATTCATCTAAATTATTAGGGTACTTAGAAAATTGGTTTAATCTATTAATATTAACTTTTAAGTAGGCTATTGCCACTTCGTCCGTTAACGTGTTATTTGTATGCACTGCTGTAGAACTAAATTCTCTAATGCTAGATACTTTTAACTTGAAATTACATTTTATTTCTTCCATTTTAAATTCGTGTTTTAAATGTACACTTAATTCTACAAATTGCGTATGTATACAAGAACCGCAACTAACTTTTAACTGTTTGTTAAACGTAGAAAAATAAAGAGATGCCAATTCTTTAATTAGATTAGCATCTCTTTTAATTATATTGATATCTTTATTAAGAATCAAATTATTATACTGTAGGTGTTTGAAGTGCCAATACTGCAGCTTCCGTAGTAGCTAAATCAGTGATGAAAAACGCATAAGGAAACTGATTATTTTCGTAACCGTCTTTATTACCTAATGTAAATGGTAAACCACCATTCTCGTTAGCATCAAAAACCGATTCCGTCATACTCATCCCAACTTCGTAACCTAATACTTTAAAAGCTGTTGAGCCTGTACCGTCAGCACCTTCGTACTTAGTTCTAACAATAGCACAAATCTCTGCGCCGTTAGTGTAAGCTTGAAGCTCTACTAAATTAGCGGGGTTTAAGTCTGCTATATATCCGCTTAAAGTATGGTTCCAAGCGTCAAATGTATCGTCTTTAGAAACGAATGTTGCTTGTGCATTTAATAGATTTTTTACACCATCCATTAAGTAAGCTCTTTTTACTCCTGACTTTAATGTCATTCCTTCGATTGTTACACCGTCAGCATTAAAAACTGTTGCCCCTCTATCAATGTCGGCTCTATTCATAATAGTAACCGATTGAACCAGTCCCTTTACTGGGACTGAAGTACAATCAATAGAAAAACTTGCTGCTATATCTTTATTACAACTCATAGTTTATCTTTTTTATTTGTTAATTAATATGCTACCATTACAGCCTCATCTAATGCTACTTTAGCATCTATTTTAATTTCTTCTCTAACAATGTTTTTCATTGTGTCTTCAGAATAGTGAGAAGTAAAAGAAGATAGTGCTGCTTCGCTTTCTGTACCAATCAAAAGATTATCTCTTGAAGTCATAACAGCTCTGTGAGGTAAATCATAAGTTGTACCGTTATCAAAATAAGATTTGATATTTCTATCCCAGTCTTTTCTCTCAATAATTGTAACACCATACTGAGCTAAAGTAATACTTCTAAAGTCCATTCCTTCTACTGCTGTAGCCGTATCAAAAGAATTATCTACTAACCATTTGAAATAGTTATTAAATAGTGAACGAGTACACATAATTACAGCGTCATTAGGTACATCTTCAGATGCTCCTAAAATCATTCCTTCAAAAGTTAATTTAGCTGTATCTGCTGCTAAGTTTAACTGAGCTGATTTAGATGCTTCTCCATTTTCAGAAATAGCTACCAATTGCTCTGCGTTAGCCGTTCCGATTGCAATGAATTGAGACCAAAGTCCGTCTATTGCGTTCATTCTAGCGACTCCTGTAGCTCCTAAAGCCGTTGTAATCTTACCACCGCCAGAAACTAAAGCTGCTGAAGTGTCAGCAAAATCTGCTACTCTTACGATTGCTTTTTTAACAGCATCTTCAATAAGGTAAATCAAATAGTTTAATTCTCCTGAGTTTGTCAAGTCA